GAAGTTAGAAACAGGTTAGCAAAAGCTAATCTTAAAATAGAGGTTCCAGAATATGCCAAAAAAAGTCGTAAGTTCACAAAAAGAAATGATGGTTGCTCTCGAAGGAAACATGAAAAAGATAAAACCATCACACAAAAAGGGCACAGTAGCTCAGCCGAGGGCTTAATTAGATGAATATAACAGAAGAAAGTGCTATCAAAACTTTGCCGCAAGGTGAAGGTGAGACAGAAGATGACTATAATCTTCGTAACAAGCTCTTGGAATGGCTTGGAGAAGCGGAAACAGCTACGTCTGAGGATGGGTGGCGTACAGAAGCTAAGGAAGATTATGACTTTTATTCCGGAAAGCAGGATACTTCGGAAGTTTTGGAAAAGCTTGCTGAACTGAAACGCCCTGCTTCTGTTTATAATGAGATAAAACCTAAAGTAGATATGCTTATTGGTGTGGCTACGCAGAGTAGAAGAGCACCTTATGTGTTTCCGGTCGAGTCTACTGACGAGGGGTTGGCTGAAGTAGCGAATGGGATGTTCAAGCATGTCCGCAAAGAGTCAAGGATGGCTAGAAATGAGATCGAATGCTTCGAGCATATTGCTAAAAGTGGAAGATCGTTTCTGCATTTTTATATAGACGATGCTGATCCGTACAATCCTGAAATTAAAACGAAAAGAATTGCTGGTCGAGATGTTTATCTTGATCCTCTTAGTGTTGAGTATGATCTTTCTGATGCTAGGTTTATTTTTGTTGATAAGTGGTATACCGAAGACGATATAAAAGTGCTGTTTCCCACTATTGATGTGGAGGAAGTTAAATCTTTATCGCAGTCTGGAAATAATATTCCACTATTTTTCAACACAGTAAAGAACAAATATAGAATAACTGAATGTTGGTACAGAAAATATGAGGTTGTTCACTGGGTTATTAATCCTCTTACACAGAGACCAGAGGCACTCACTGAAGAAGAGCTTGCAAGTTATGTGAAAGCTATGAAAACTGGCGTCGATCTTCCAGATGGTCAGAAGCTTCAGCAAGAAAATGTTGAAAGCATTACGAAAAATAGAATGGGAGTTTATTACGCTATCTTTTCTTCTTCTAAGATTATAAGCAAAGGAAGAACACCTTACAAGCATAATTATTTTCCTTATGTTTTGTATGGTGCTTATAAAGATGAAGATGAGAATCGTTGGTTTGGTGCTATAACAATGATGAAAGACCCGCAACGTGGCTTAAACACTATGCGCAGGCAGCTTTCGCACATGCTTCAGACAGCACCTAAAGGTATGCTGATGCATGAGGTTGGTTCTATTCTTAATATAGAAGAGTATGAAACTAAGTCGTCTGACCCAACTTATCATATGGAAGTAGCGCAGGGTGCGCTTTCTGGAGATAGAATCAGATTTACTTCTCAGCCTCAAATTAGCCCCGTCTATGCTCAGTTGATTGGTTTTGATGAGCAGATGATGAAGGATACTTCGGGTATTCAAGACTCACTTATGGGGCAACAGACGTCTTCCAGGGAGCCGGGAATAACTGTGCGAATGAGACAAGAGACCGGCCTTGCAGTTTTGTTTATCTTGTTTGATAATTTTAGGGAGTCTAGACTTCTTGGCGGTAAAATACTGCTTTCCATGATTCAACAGTATTATACAAACGAAAGAATCATTAGAGTTGAAGGTGAAGAAGGGTATAAACTTCTTCAAGTCAACTCACAGAGAAATCCTACAAGCGGTGGTTTTAACGATGTATCTGTAGGAAAGTATGATCTTTTGATAGATGAAGCAGTTGAAAATCAGTCAATGAGAATGGCGATAATGCAGATGCTGGTAGAATACGCTCAACAAAATCCTAACACTATTCCTCCTGAGTTAATTCTAGACTACAGCGATCTGCCAGTGTCTGCTAAAACTAAAGTTAAAGAATACCATGCTGCTCAACAAGAACGTGAGGAGCGTATTGAAATGGCGAAGGTTCAGGCTGCACAACAGAGCACGGCTGTTGAAGCACAGTTGAAGCAGATGGAGCTTGCCATGACTGAAAGAATAGCACAACTTGACGCTAGTGTTAAGTTGGCAATAGCTGGTATGAAACAAGATAGTGAACCAAACAAAACTAAAGAAAGGAAGGAAGAATAATTTATGCCATTTACTGTAGAAGAGTTAGACGAAATGCAGAAGGAGGCGGAGGCTGCACTGGCTGAGAACACCGACTCGTCTGAGGTTTCTGATGAAAAGAAGGAAGAGGAAGTAAAGAAAGAAGAGGAGAAACCTGCGGATGGCGGCAAAGGACAGGATAGTAAAACCGAAGAAAACAAAGAAACCAAAGACGAAAAAGCACCGGTAAAAGATGAGGATTTGACCGCAGATGAAATTAGAGATCTGCGAAAACAACTTAGAGATTCAGCCGATGCATATGCTGCTTTGCAAGCAAAGACAGAACGGATTGAGAAGATTCTCAAGGAGCAGGGCGTAATTGATCCTGAAGATGAAAAGGCTCGTGAGGAGAAGGAAGCTCAAAATAAGAAAGTGTATGAGGATAAGATTGCTTCTCTTAATACAATGCTGGAAACAATGCGTCTGATTCCTGGGTATGAGGACGTAGATGAAGTCGTTTCGCAGGAAAACTTTGATGATGTTGTTCGAGCTTATGCTACGTTTTATGTGAAAGAAAACGGTGGCAATCTCAATGAGGTTATCAGAGAGACTGAGCGAGAGATCTGGGCGAAACCGAATCCATACGGCTTTATGTATCCTATTATTAAGAAGGTTCATCCCAAGTACGTTGAGAAGGCAGTTGAAAAGAAGGCGGAAGAGAAGAAGGCTGTTAAAGAGGAGGACGTTGCGCCTAGTCTTCAGAAACTTCCTGGCGGTTCTGGTAATGAGGAGTCTGCTGGCTGGACGGCAGCAAAACTTGATGATATGGACGAGTTCGAGATAATGGCCTTTCAAAAATCGCATCCAGATGTTTATGACAAGTACATGAAAGGCACACTTAAATAAGGAGTAAAATATGGCTGGAAATCCTAAAACTCAGTTTCTTACTAATGATGCGCTTACTAGGAAGAAATGGGCTAAAGATCTATTTTCTGTTATGCTTCCGGCAACTGAGTTCAATGACTTTACTGGAAGTGATTCAAATTCCATCGTTCAGATGAGAACAGAGTTGGCAAAGGGCGAAGGCGATACGATTAAGTTTGGTATTCGTCTTCCGTTGAGTGGTGCTGGTGTTCAGGGTAATGACACTGTTGAAGGAAATGAAGAGCGTTTGATCTTCAAAGACTTCTCCGTCACGGTAGAAGAACTCAATCATGCGGTCGATACTGGTGGTAAGATGGAAGAGCAGCGTATTCCCTACGATCTGATGCAGGAAGGTAAGAATGGTCTGCAGGATTGGTGGGCTAGCAAGCTGTCCGATTATATGTTTGCTGTTCTTTGTGGTGATACGAGCTTTGAGATGGTTGCTGGTAAGGGTACGTTTGGTACGGCTATTACGGCCCCCGACACTGGTCATCTGCTTCGTGTAAATGATGTATCTACGGATGCAGCGATGACGTCTGCGGATACGATTGATCTGAGCTTTTTGGATCGTATGAAGCAGCGTGCTGAAATGCCTTCCACGGGCTGTTATAAAGTCCGTCCGATTAAGATTGGTGGAAAGAATTACTTTAGGGTTGTTCTTCACACCTATGTGTTCGATGCTCTGCGTCAGAATACGAACGTCGGTCAGTGGGGTGATTTGCTCCGTGCGGCTAATAAGCTGGCTGTTCCTCAGGTTGAAATTGAGTACAATGGATTGCTTATTTCTAAGTCTGAACGAATTAGAAAGAGTTCGACTAATTCGAGTGTTTACAGTAACGTACTACTCGGTGCACAGGCAGCTGTGTTTGGTTGGGGTGGTGCTGGTGATTCCAAGTCTACGACTATGGCGTTTGTTCCTTACACGAAGGATGCAAACAGATTCATGATGGTTCGTGGTGGCGGTATTTTTGGTGCAGCGAAGACGGTGTTTGACTCCAAGGATCAGGGCATTATCGTTGGCCG